TATGTTTGAGCCAGATGACAAAATTGAACCTTCAAAATGGGTGTAAGAGTCGCATTTATATCCATCAGTAAGCATAAAAATATTAAAATCAATTTTATCTGGTGCAAATGTTAATCTTACAGGTGTGATTTTTCCACAGGAAATTTTAAGTGTTTTTGTTTCTCTGTCAAAATAACGAATACGCCTTCTAGCTGTTCCGTCATCTGAATATTTCTTTTTACTATTTGAACGAGAAAACGTCTCACCAGCTCTTAGTACTGCTCCTAAATGACTTTCCGAACAGGTTTTTAATTTTTTCATGTTTGTATATATCTGAGATTTAATACCAGCTTCTTTTAACTTTTCAATTAAATAGTTCTTTTCATTAACCATTAAAAACCTCCTCAATTGTTTCTCTAATTTCCTGTTCATCTTCTGAACTGATACCCAGAAATGGTCTCGCAGGAATATTTACCTTAACCTCTTTTACCCTTTTCCATTCCCCACCAATATTGAATGTAAGGTATTTACTGCTTTTAGCACGAATAGTCCTTTCATCACCGAACTGCAACGTTGCAGCTCGGATATCATTCGTACCAACTGTTACACCATTAGAACTTGATTGTGTCTGTATACTATCACGAAGAACTGATGTCTTTATCAGCGTTTTTCCACCATCAGATGTTGCTCTTATTGATGGTTTCCACCTACCTCCATCAGGTCCCGTTTGACTTTGAAATCTTTCAACAGCCGAAGTTCTAAGACTTTCGCCAATTGCATTCAAAACTCCTCGTCTATCAACAGCATTTATTTTATTCAGTCTATTTAAAAGCCCTTTTGTATCACCATTAAGTGAAGCAGTCACTGATACTGAAGATGCCATGTTACCACCCCTTCATGGAATCTCTTGAAAACAATCTTTGAGAAGCCCGCATTGCGAAACCAACATTTGCAGCTTTTTCTGTACTGTTTTCAGACACTCCTAGCTCTATGATTCCTTTTGCTACATTTGTTAAATATGAAACAGCAGCATTATACCTTGTCAAAAAGGTTTTTTCCCTATCGCTTTCATCTATTCCCATTCGAGAAACCATGTTATATGCTGCAATATCTTTTGCAAACTTACTTATCACAGATGGAACACTGACTAAAGGCACATTGTACCTTTTCGCCAAATAACCATCTATCTCTGCACATGCATCTTGTATTGCCTGTAATGCTATAGTAGAACTCTTATTTTTCTTCTCCTCTGGGTCTTCGATATACTCATCTCCAATAATTGTGTTTAGCATATCATCCTTAATCATTCCCAGGACATCCAATACCTCACAATACATTTTACTTCACCTAACCTTGTGCTTCATCAGTTTGAGATGTTGATAATGCAGTTCCATCTGACCCATATGCCATCTGCCAAAGTCCGTATCCGGCATTACAGCGTCCGTCTGCCCCCCAGACAAATTTATTTCTCATAAATACATTTGGATCGTTTTCATTCATAAAACTCTTCAGCTTAATAGCTTTTCTATTCTGAAAGATTATCGGTTTTAGATATCTGTTTGTACAAAGCAAATACCATGCATCCGGTTTATTTGATAGCTCTGGCTCAACATGTAGCTCTGCTGTACCTTTTAATGTGTTAGTTGTCCCATTAATTTGATCTGCCTCTAAAATCAGTTTACCAACTGATTCATTGGCTGGTGAAACAACAAGTAAGTTTGGAACAAGCTTTAAGCTCTTGCCCTGATCGCCTTTTACACTCATAATGGAAGTCCTCGCAGCCATGTAACTTTCAACAGATAATTTCGCATGACCTAAATTGCTATAAAACTCATCACCACTTTTATGATCAGATGCAAAAAATGGTTTTCCATCATAACACAATTTTTCAAATCCATCTTTCAGTACACCAAAGCATAATTCATCTGGAAATATTGCTGCATTTTCGCCCATTGCTGAGAACATAGGAGCAAACATTCCATACTGGTCATCTTCTATGGAATCTCTATCTACCTCAACGCTCATCTCAAAATGCTCGTTTTTAATTGTGTAGTCATAAGCACTTATGTTTTGTAATTCCCTCTCTCCTACCCATAATTTCATACTTGGAATCTGTCCAAGCCATTTATAATTCGTCTCAGCTGTAGAAGACGGAACAACTGTTGCGATTTTCTGATAATTACTTGTAACACCTGAAAATGCCTTATTGTATACTGTTGAAAAACTCACGTTCAACCCACTTAAACTTGCCTGATTTATAATCATATGTATACCTCCTAATATGTTTCTACAATTACAATAGTGTCCTCAACTCCAAGTATTTTTCCTACAAGGCTTGAACCATCACTATTAATTGTCACTGTATTTGCATCTTTTACATAACAGCTTTTTAAGATGTCAGTATTTTTAATGCTTCCATCGTTGTTCCAGCAGAACACACCTCGTTCTACCAATACAGTGTTTTCTCCGTCTGCTCCGTTCCTGTTATCTGTATAACATCCTGCACATCCTGCTACTGTAACACCATCTGTTTTACTTGCTGTAACAGCATAACCATTTGAATTAATTCCAACCAACGTTGCTTCATTTATTTCAGTTGATGCAGCAACAGGTATTGTTATAGTTTGTCTACCAAATTTCCGATTCCCAGCTCTCATTTTACTCACAATCCCCTTTCGTATAGAACTTCTTTACATCTTCATCTGATACACCACAATTTTTCAGTATAGCTTTATCATACTCAACTGTTTCACTTGCAGGAGCATCACTCAATGACATTTTTCCAGTTGGAACAACCTTTGGTGCTTTTTCCACAAACTTTTCAAAACCTTTTTTATCACTAAGTGCATAGCTTCTTGCCCATTCCTCTTGTGCTGGCGTGATTTTACCATCTTTTAAAGCCTGCTTAACCAGTTCATCTGATTCTTTCTTTGCCATATATGCTTTTAATTCAAGCAGTTCCTCTTCAACATTTGATTTTGAACTCAATGACATAATTTTAGCTGCAACATCTGCTGTACTTGCACCTTTATCCATTCCAAGCAAGCCTAAAATAGTTGAATTTGCAACAACCTCTTCTGAATTCTCCTCATTTTGTTCGTCATCCGCTTTAGTGGCACCACCTTCCACTCCATCCTGTGACTGTGTACCATTTCCTCTAATCTTTTCAATTGCTGCTTTTACGTCATCTTCTGTTGCATCTTCTTGAAGCCCAAGCAGCTTTGCCAATTCTTTCAAATTCATTTCCATTTCCTCCTCGATATCACTTATATTATCTTTACATACAGCAAACATCCCATTAATTGCTGGTGTATTAGTAAGTGCAACAGACTGTAATTCAACCGCTCTGTTGTCACTTTTTCTTACAAGGACAACAGGTGACAAATATCTGTATTCCTTATTTTTCAGATACTCCCTTGCCTTTTCCGTCCATTCAACGCTTGCAACGATAGCATCTTCTCCTTTGTTTAGATTTTTTATCCATCCAGCCGCTGGTGCTTGTACATTAAGCAGTGTCTGATGTTCATAATCAATCACAATGTCTATTTTTCTACTATGGAATGTGCTAATAATCTCATTAACTGATACGTTATCTACAATAAAGTCACCTTTAGTTGTATTCACTTTTCCCAATGGCACAATCTTAATTTCACATGGAGCATCTACCATTTCCTGTTCTGTACAGATAAAATATTTATTCAATTACATCACCTACACTTTTACTATGCTGTTTTAACACCGTTATAACGCGTTATAAACACATTTAATGCTTTCACCCTTAAAATCCTATGTCAAAATTTTTCTCCCTGTCTAAAATGGCATAATTTACATGTATAATTATTTCTGCATTTTGGAATAATATAAATCTTTAATGTTCTTATCGAATTTACTTAAATCTGGTTTCCAAACTGCTTTTGCTGGATTAACAGAAAACCCTTTATCTGGAAATATCGGAAGTATTTCGCCTGTACTACTGTCTATGGCATAAGGTACCTCCTTTTCCACCTTAAGTCCTCTCGCTTCCACCTGTCTTTGTGACAGGCTTACAACAGTACATCTGCATCCGAAGCCATTCGGAGGATACCAGACATTCCAAATCGGATCATCTGCATGGAAAACACGTCTATTCATTACCATATGTGTATCCCTTACATGTCCATCCTCTGCAGTTATGTACTGCCAATACGGTCGCATCTGTTTGGTCTTACTGTCATTCATGCTCCTATAATGCCCAACCTGAAAAGCAGTTTGAATATTTGTTCTGAAAATGTTTTCCAGTCTCCATCTGTTTTCTTTTTTTAATCCATTTTCCTCCAGGAACGAATTCATATCATTCCTAAATTCCTCTTTTGTTCTTCCGTTTTCACAGGCTTCTGTGAGCCTGTTAAGAAATTCTTGTAGTATTTCCAAAGATGTATATCCAGATACCGTAAATGCCCTTGCCTTATACTCCTCTTTTAGAGCCTCATATTCTTCTTTAAAAATAGGCTTCTTGCTCTTTAGGAAGTTCACAACTTCATTAAATATGATCCCAGTTCCATATTCATCCATCACATCGACCTCCCTATTAAAGATGCAACATACATTCCCTGACTGAGTAAGTCTTCCAAATCTGTGCTATCCATTTCTTTAAACAATTCTTCCAGTACTTTTTTATCTGATAGTTCAGCTTTCAGTTCATTCAAGTTCTTACATTTGTCAATTTTACTGATAATAGGCTTTATCATCTCTTCAAAAATCTTTTCGCCATGTCTTGCTGATATGTCAGTAATATTATCAATCTGTTGCTGCTCATTGCTCTTTTGTGACAAATACATGTCCTCTTTGATGTCATGTACAGTTCCGAGAACATCCTCCCCCTCTTCTGGCTCTGGTATTCCAAACTTCTTGTAAATATGTACTTTTGGAATTTCAAGTCCCATTTCATTAAGCTTTTTATATATGTCTGCTGTCAGGTTAAGATCTTCCTCTTCCTCAACATCAAATACAAGGTATGGAGCCTTTGCTGATCCAAAGTTAAATTCAACAAGTGGCTTTATAAGTCCTTTTCTTATCGTACTGGCTAGTGCTCTTGCATCTGCTTTTGTAAGATCCATTCTTACCTCGTTATGTGTTTTTGACTGTGCATATGAACCACCACCACTATCAGATGTTAAAGTCTGTCCTAGAATTGCCTTACTTATCTGTTCATCACAGTATCTTGCAAATTTTTCGTAGACTTCTATGCTGCTTGTTTTATTGCATTCAATAAACTCAATCTCTGTTCCTTCTGGTATGATCCCAGCAGCATCAACTCCAATGTCGTATAGAGCTTTTGCAAGAGCTTTCTTATCATCATCTGATGCAGATGGATTATACTTTCCCAGCCTTAGTGGTGTACCAAATACTTCGCAAAATGCTACCCAGTCTTTTATGTCAAAATTTTTAAACATATACATCCATGCAATCACTCTTAAAACTCCTGCCTGGCTTGGATGACCTGACCTGGCTTTGTATCTATGTACAATGAACTTGTTAGGAGGAAGTGCCAGACCTTCCGGGCATTCAAGTGTACATATTTTCATTTCATCCGTCATATAGTCCCAAAGTAGCTTTTTAGGATGAACATACTCTATATCTTTTACTCTTACCTTGTTGTCCTCTATTTTCCACACAATTTCCATGACGGATATTCCTTTTCCGATTGCATCGAGCATATCTGTCATAATAGATTCAAAATCTTCAATCTGCTTCAACTCATTCTCAACAAAGTCTGCAATTTCCTTGTCCTTGTCATCATCACTAAAAGGTTGTATCTCCCACTCCAGTCCAGTGACTGCTAATTTTCTAGTCTGTAACTGCGAAAACAAATGAGCATCTTTTCCTTCTATTTCTTCAAACAGCTCCATCTGGCTTCTTACATCACCATCATTTGCATCTTTAAAGATTCGAGCAAGCTTTCGAGGATTAAGCCCCTCTGACGGATAGTCCGAATATTTGTCATTTGCATCTACTGGAACAAGCCTAATTAATAGTGATTGCTTTTTTTCTCCCATTAATAAGCTCCTTTCCTAAAATTAACGCTTCTTTTCAGAATACTTTTATAATTCTGATTTGCCATTGTTGCTTTTACTGTTTGTGCCAATTTGACCACCATATGCAGTCCATCTGGTCCATCATCATTCTTACCCATAGGAAATTCATTTAGCTGTTTCAATAACGTTTTATGTGCCGGATTAAACTTAATGTAGTGATTTTTAATGAATGGCTGCAATGATTCTATCCTGAGTATCTTGTTTGTACTGCTTTGTATTTCCTCTATAGGTATGTATTGCCCACTTTCAACAGACTTCTTTGCCATAACCTCTTTGAAATAATACTGGAACTGTACTGTCTCAACACCAAATTTGTAATAGCCCTTCTTAAAATCAATCTTATGTCTCTTGCTATGCTCCAGAACATCATTGATAATCACATCAGGCTTCCTTTTTTCGATATCCGCTTCCAGCACATACATATACCCTGTTTTTAATGATAATGCCAGATCAATGATTGAACTTGTATCACTCTTCTGATTCTTTCCAAGCGATGGATCATTTGCTCCCAGGATGATAAACTCATTGCTGCTAAAATCAATCTCACCCGGATCATAAAAGTCGTACCATTCTTCATTAAAACTTGCACTGTCTGGATCAATTGGCTCATTCTGCAACTCTGAATTAAATGATGCCTCACCTTCTGAAACCTTAATCTCCATTAGATCATAATAGGATAGCTTTTCTTCCCATAAGACTTTTGTTCCTTCAAGCATTTCTTTCTCATTTGCCTCATAAAAAGTCCTTGCGTTCTCAATGTGTTCTTCATCAAACAAGTTCGTGTATATCTTTTCCCACTCTTCCCACAGCTTTGTATTCGTTGCATATGAAATGACTGCCTGGTACTTCTTTGTCTTGTACCTTGGGTTCTTTAACGTATTATTCAAAAGCGAATCGTAATGCAGCACTGTTCCGACATACATGATATCCGTATATGTATCACCAGCCTTACTGACTGCCTTATTAAACCAAGACATAAGTTTTTTTCTTTGGTCTGCTGTATTTACATTTTCATCATTCTCTATATCATCAAGAACGATTAAATCCGGTCTCCAGTTCCTGTGTTTTCGACCTCTTATTTTCTTTCCTGAGCCAATTGCTTCGATTTTTACATCATTGCTTGTTAATACAACTCCAGATCTCCATGCTTTATCCCCTTTCATAATTCCAAAATCCATTGTTATATCTGCATTATCTTCTAGTTCAGTTTTTATATCCTCTAAAAATGCTTCTGCCTGTTCTGTGGAATCAGAAAGGATAATTATATAATGCTTATAATTATATAATGCTGCATGTAAAGAATCTTTAAATGTGAAATTTGTGCTCTTTGCATGTCCTCTTGGAGCAGCAACAACCTGATGGGTACCTTTTGCTCTTGAAATTTTCTTTGATTCCGTCAATGGATTCATATTTTTTAAAACTCCTGATATCCAAATCAAATCCAATTCCCTATGGAATTGTGGTGATTCCCTCACAAAATAATGTGATAAATACGCCCTTGCAAAATATCCAAGGTCAAATGCTGCCAATTCTTTTCTTAGACCATGCTCACCAAACAGTTCTTCTCCTTTTTTATAACGTTCGCTAAGGGTTTTTCTTAGTTTAAAATTGTCATTTGTTTTGAGAACATATTCCTTGAATAATTCTCTCTGATACGTTAAATGATCTCTTATATCCGTATCTTCATCCAATTCTCTTAACCACTCATCAACATTAATCATCCTGAATCATCCGTTCTTTTGCCCTTGTTAGAATCTGTTTCAACATTGCTGCTGACTCATCATCATTCTTAATCACTTTCATCATCTCTGATTCAAGTTCTTCAAATGCCAAGTCTGCTTTCTTCTTCATTTGCTGTCTGACTTTATCCTTATATACTTTTGTCCTGGACAATGATGTTATTAAACGTCCAACCTCGTCCAAAGGCATTGTGTCAAATTCATCTTCTGCAGTTGCCAGTCTATTAACCAAACCATCCATCAGTAATCTCATTCCCGCTTCTGAATAGTCAGCATCTGGATTCTTCTGAATAATTTGGACTAGCTTATCTGTCTGTGCCTGTGCTTCAAGTAGCCGCTGCATAGCAGAATTACTCCTAACTGCATATCTTCCAATGCTGCTCTTTGAGATGTCAAACCCCTGCATCTTTAGTATTTCTGAAATATGTTCATATGTATTAGATGTATCTGCAAGCATCACATCTACTTCTGTCTTGATGTCCTTTGGTAATTCATCAATCTTACATCGAACTCTAAGCTTTTTTCGTTGGTTTGCCATTACACATCAACTCCAGCATCCTCTGTTGTTCCCTCTGCCAAATCGACCCCGGCTTTGGTTAATTTAATAACAGCATCTTCTCTGTACGCATTGTATGCCGTTACTCTATCATTGGTGAACTCAATGTATCCAGCACTCTTTAAATAATCTAGGTGCTTTGAAATATCTGGTGAAATAATTAATCCAGCTGCTATCATTGCATTTGATAGCTGTCTTGTAACTGCTGTGTTATTATATCCTTTTACAAGACACCGAATAATATACCCCCGAATTGCCTTGTTTTGCCTGACCTCAGCTTTTTCCATATCATCCACCATATCACCTCCCCTCCCTTAATCCTTCTTCATAACTAACAATTTATCCAATTTGCCATCCATACTCTTAATCCTATCTTCAACACCGTTCATTGATCTAAAGAAGTCCTCCCTCAATACGAAAGTCGTTGCAAAATCACCCTTTATATCATTAATTTCCTTTTTGATGTTTGCAATTTCACCATCTGTCCTATCCTCCAGTTTTTCAATCTTAATGTTGATTTTCTCATTGTTACTTTCTATCTGTTTTTTAAGTTCTGCATCAGCCTTTTTTACATCTGCAAACCAAGATTTGATGAAAAAGGTTAAAACGCCAAGACATAATCCGATTACACTTGTCATTATGTCACTGAATGTAATTACATAATCCATCGTTTCACCTACTTTTTCACTCTTTTGTATAGTTCATTTACTCGCTCCCATCCACTCATCGACACGAGCGACACAACAAATGCTGCGATAAACGATGCAAACACCATGTACCAAGTAATCACCTTCTCAAAGTATGATGCCATCGCAAGCATAGTTGTAGGGCACAGCACAATTGATACAATGACAACAACAATTGCAGTTGGTATCTTTTTAAGATAAGGCAGCTCCTTAACAACTTCTACAATGCAAGATACAAGAAAAGCTAATACTCCTAGCACTGTAATAATTCTTGTTAAATCCATGATTTATTCCTCCTTTTTAAAAAAAATAGAGCATGACTTAATGTCATGCTCTTATTCTATCTTCTCAGTATTTAATGTTAAATACCAAGCATTTTCCCAGTATTTTATTGATTTTTAAGTATTTCAAACATAGTAACTTGTCCAGGAATAGGTTCATCTTTTAAAATATTCTGTATTTGTTGCAATGTAAGATTAAATTTTTCGGCAAGATATTTTGAATTATACCCATCATACAATTTCCTTATCATCCTGTTCCTAGCTGGAGCAATCACACTATCCTTTTTTGGAAAGTAGATTTTATCTCCATTCGCATATTTGCACATCTCGATAAATTTATCCAAACCAATAATATCAACTATTGGTTTATATGTTTCTGCAATATCATCCACAGTTGTATCTTCTGTAAGCACCTGTATAAGTTTATCTTCCATATAATCATACTTTCTTTGTATACTTTAAGTTGATCCACCCAGCTCCACTCTTTAATTTCCCCCAGCCATCTTTTTCTTCTGCAATAGTGTATGTCTTTTTTGCTCCCTGCTTCTCTGATATTGTTCCTACAACTTTATGCTGCATAGAAGCTCCAGAACGAATATTAAGTACATTGCATGTTGTTTTAACTTTGTATTCATCCACCGATGAAGCAGTTACTGATTTTGTTCGATCATTCTTTTCCAAAGCAAGTTCATTCTTCAAGTCAGCCTTAAAACTGCTCCAGACCTTGTTTCCTTTTCGCATGTCAGGTTCCCCACATGCCTTTCCTGTTACATCATAGTGTCTTAATACATTCGCAAGAGGAATATCATATTTATCCATCAGCCATGCAAACAATTTAATTGCTGCAAGCTGCGTTTCCTCTGTATAGTACCATTTTCCATTTTTGTCTTTTTTACAACACAGCTCCACTCCAATTGAATTACTATTTCTACATTCAGTGTGCTTATATGACGATGCCCCACAATGCCATGCAACATCATTATCATTTACAACCTGATAAATTTCTCCATTATGTCCTACAAAGTAATGTGCAGATGCTCCTCTGTATGTGTCATAGAAATAATCTGCATTCGCTTTTGCTGAACCTGTTGCTCCAACATAATGCTTTACTATGTATTTAATGTCTTTTGCTGACCTGTTTTTGTCTGTGAAATTGATTTTAGTCAACTTCTTCTTGATTTCTGGTGCTACCATCTACTCATCAACTCCTTCCTGACCGTCAAATCCCATCATGTCTGGTTCAAATGATGTTCTAAATGTTTTTAATTCTTCCTCTGTCATTTCATTTACTGACTTTTCAGGTTCTTGCAGACCTGCTTTCTTCGCCTCACTGCTAATGCTTTTCATCATAATTCCTCCTTGTAATCAAGTGTAATTGCAGTTTTCGACTCTACAATCATGCATTTTTTTAGTTCTGCAATTGTAAAGTCAATCCCCTCCTCTGGAAGAAATGCTCTTATCAGTTCAGCATTCTTAATCTTGTAAATGTACCAACACTCCACATCGAAATCTATAGCTGTTCCGAAAATACTTTCCAATAAGGCTTTATCCTTTGCATAATCACCTTTTAGTTTCTTCAACAATAATTTCTTTTGTTTATCATCTGGCTTAACACTCATTTGTTCAAGAAATTCTTCCAATGTCATCTCAAATGTATAATCGCCATTGAATACAGCTTTCAGCATTTTTTCTAACTTTGCATCAAGCTTGTACTTAGTCTCTGTTGTCTCTTTTACTTTCTGATTAAAAACACTATTTCCAATGCATTGCTTCAACTTATCAATACTCAAAATGTCAAGGCTCATACTGTCTGTAACTGCACATGTTCCTTCTGGACAATAGAATTTAATATACTTGATATTCTGATCATCCATCTGCTTGATGCCTCTTGTCTGTAATTCTGCCTTATATGTGTCGAGTAACTTTTTCTCTTGCTTGATTCCCTTATCCAATTCAATGCATCTTCTAACTAATTCTTCACTTTTCAGTTTTTCTGCCACCATTCTTATTATTCCCCTTTCAGTGCATTGTATGCCTTTTCAGCACAGGTTCTACAAATTCCATTTCCATATAAAATAAGTACATCATCTGCAGTAGCACATAATGCACATCTTACCTGATATCTTTTTAGCTGTATTGTTTTGCTTGCATAATCAACTTCTATTTCCATGCCATCTCCAGATTGAATTCCTAAATCCCTTCGCAATTCTGCTGGAATAGTTATGCCACCAGCTCTTGTAATCTTCTTAAATTTTCCCATTATCCATCCTCCTTTTCCACTAAAGTATGTCAATATAATATGTCTTTCTTAATGTCCCCTTATTACTGTCCCTGATTCTCCAGTTTTTACACTTTAACAGTTCAGGAACTTTCCACAACGGAAAGTCCCCAAATATGTCTACTCTGATTACATGCTTTCGTACCAGACGCTTCATGAGTCCCCTTCTAGTCCATTCAAAGTAAATTCTATAGTTGATTTTTTTCACCTCCATCATATTATGTACTCTATCTTCTACCCTGCAAGCTGCCTTCTAAACCTTTTACAAAACTTGTCCCACTCTTGTATAGCCTTACAGTTCTTTGAAATGACAAAATCAACTGATTCAAAGCACATTCCCTTCACTGGAATATGAAATTTATCCGCATACCTTATATCATTGACTTTAATATCATACTTCTCTGATAGCTCTCTTGCTGTTCCATAATCAACAAATTTACCTTTTTCAGTAACTTCATATATTTTCTTAACGCCCATTACCATCACCTTTCCAATGCTTCCATTGATACCAAGTGAAGCTCTAACATCTTATCCTTTACGTCTTCAATATCTATTCCACTCTCAATTGATTGCTGACCTAAGAAAACCTGTAGGAATCCAACTAAGGTTGCAAGCTCAACCAAACTGACATCTTCTGTTTCAATTCCTATTTTTCCGTTCTCAGCTTTTAGTGTCAGCCTGCAATCCCTTATTTCCACGTTTTATCATCCCTTTCAGTGCTTCAATCAGTTTAGAGCACTGCTGATAATTCAGCCATTCTACTGTGTCAACTCCAAACATCTTCTTTACAAATCCCTGAAGCCGAGCCTTATTATCATTCCACCCAAGCTCCTTCTCCAACATGTAAATTTTCTTGCGCTGATTTACTGTTGCCTCACTTCCATTAGAGTACCTGTTACCACGTTCTTTTTTCCTTTGCCTGTCTTTCATCTGATTAAGTACACGAACTACTTCTTTCACTTCTGCATCTGTCAGTTCCTTTAAGCTGTCTTTTCCCACATTTGCATATACGACAAGATGCAGTTCTTCATCAGTAAGCTGCAATTCTTCACTCTTTGCCAGCCCCCAGATAGTTCTAAGAGTCAATTTTCTTTTCATGTTACTGTTCCTCCCCACTCTTAGAAACGACTTTTATCTGCTTACATCCTTCATGCTCTAATACTGTTAAAATAACACCTCTCAGCAATTCTTCTGTGCTTAGTGCATGTTCTGATGCATACTCAACTAAAATAGCTTTTTTTACCATTAATATCATCCCTTTACAACATCATCATGTCAGATGCCTGCCTAATCACCTTTAATGTAATACGTTCTTCATTATTCTGCTTCGCTACCCTCAGCACATTCTTAATTGTCCGATCCAACAGCCTGAAACATCCTGTGTTACTATTTGTAGCCCTTACGATTATTTCCTCCATTGCATCATCATCTACTTGAAAATCCGTCATATACTCTTTTACTTCATCCTTAGTAAGTCCTTTTAACTTCCAGTACATGTCGATTCTGTTTCCGAATCTTGTAAGATATGTTTTAATTTCACTTTCCAGTCTTGGCTCTCCTGCAATCACCATTCCCACTTCTGCCTGATCAATAATTGCCCTTAAAATTTCCATCTTTTTCGTTGTATATCTGCTGATGAGCTTGTCTGCTTCATCTATTATTAGTAAATATCCCTGATTAATATTGAAAAATTCTCGTATACCTACAACTCGTTTGTGTATCGTTCCGTATGCATTAGGAATACCAATGGCTTTTTCAATTTCTTCTACTAAGTCCTTCACGCCCATAGTATCATCACATTCCACATATGCTACACGCTGCATTTTTGCATAGTGCCTTAATGCCTTTGTCTTTCCAAATCCACTTTTTCCAACAATCAAACCAAGTCCCATATCTTCCTGGCAAGCCTTACAAAGTCCTATGATGTTCACAAAATCTTTACTTGTGTAAATTACAGGTACTTTTGCCAAATTTAATGTTACTGTACCTTCGTTACTACATTCATCCTGAACCATATATTCCGTATTAACCAAAAAGCCCTCTAATTTTTTCTCTAATTCAGAAGGATCGCTTCCATATTTTCCATTCAGATACTGGCTCACTGTACTTCTGCTTACCCCAATCTTTAATGCAAGTTCTGCCTTGTTCATCTTTATTTTAGCAAGTCTGTCATTCACTCTTTCCGCAAGGGTTTCTCCATTCATATAAATTTTAGCTGCTTCGTTCATTCTAAAACCTCCTATTAACCTAACTGCTGTATTATCTCCATTGCATCCTTCGCCTTGTCTGCAAAAAATGTATTTTCTTCCACATCTGCTTTCTTCTTTTCCGCATACTGCCTGTCTGCTGGAAGTGATACAACATTATTTTTCTTAGCTACTTTTTTCTTGCCAACTGTAAGTTCTAATCCTCCTGCAACATAATCTGCCTCATCATACTCACTGCTACGTTCTGCAAGGGTTTTCTGCCTGTTAGCAATGATTTCCCTGTCCTTTTTAAGCTGTCTGTTCTGCTCTTTCAGATGTTCCTCTAATGCTTTTTGGCTTACTCTTGGGGCAACTTGCAGAAGTTCCTGGCTCTGTGCTTCACATATTTGTTTTCCATCCAATCCATAAACAAATATGCTCGTTAAATTTTCTGGATCATATTTGATATCTACTTTTTTGCCTTGATAATCTGCAAGTTCACTGCTGTAATAAATAGTTCCAAATCTTTTTATTCCCTGATTGGATACATACACTCTCTCCGCTTTCATTAATAGCATTGCTGCATAACTCCTTGGCGGTGGGGCTTTAAAATATTTTTCCTCTGCATTTTGGAAGCACCCCAATGGGGTTGTATACTCTTCTTTCTGCTCCTTCAAACCCCTATGAACTTTTTTCATGTAAAATTCAGTCTTCCACTTTTCCCACAGTCCAAAAAACTCTTCCATCGTAAGAAGCTTTCCCTGTTCTAGCATCTTTGGTATATCCTTTTTTACTTTAGCTGCTGTTTTAGAACCTGTCAGTGTACCTGTATAGGAATCAAACCACTTTGTAAATTGGCTGCACACGCTTCCAAAGAATCTTTCTATCTGTGCTTTAACCCATCCACTATAAGGCAATGCCCTAAAATCATCTTGAATTCCTATGCTACTGTAAAAGCCCTGTGCCTCACTATCTAAACTGATAGGCACTGTGCTTTCTGCTCTACGTTCTTTTCTGTTACGTCCTGTCATTGCCTTTGCTGTATAATCTTTTCCATTGTCGATAAGGATGCATTGCGGAACTCCTCCAACATCACTGTATATCATTTTGATAAGTGACTGTTTAAGTATCTGCATGTTTGCATCCTTACACATGATGTCACCCATTACTGCCCTGCTCCTCATGTCAATCCAAGCTACAAGCTTAGGCTTTATTGCTGTAATCTTTCCATTTGAATTCTTATATGCAACCCAGCAGTCAAACGTGTGTTCATCACCTTGTACCATTCCCATAACTGGTAATGCTCCAAGATCCCTTGCACACTTATGCATTACTTTGTTTCGATATTCTTTTGTGCCATTTGCCAACAAGTAATAGGCATTTCTTTCATTGCAGTCTTCCATCAAGTAATGAATGTATCTAGCTACCGTTTGGTAGCTAGGATACTTCCACCCCCTAGCTCCTGCCTCCTGTTCCAGTTTAAAGTAAAGCATTTCAATCGTCGGTCTGTTCTGAGCAAATCCCTTGTCGAACCAGATATTTTCGATTAAAACTTTCACTTCCTTGCTAAGAGACGGAAACCTTCCCGCCTCTTTTGGCTTTCTGCATAGTGCCAGGACTTGTAGGTATTCATAACTACATCCATCCTCCTGCTCTAACTTCATGCTCCAAGCAGTAGCTTCCAGATAAGCTTTTTCATATCTATACAATGTCCTTTGGCTCATTCCATGTTCTTCTGCAAATGTTGTGGCATATTCCGTCCTGTCTCCGTACTCCTTGTAACTTACAAATTCCTTTATCACATTTCTAAGTTCAATTGCTTTATAGTAGTTTTGCTTGTACTTTTCCTTGTACCAGTTAATATCTGTATCAACATACCAAGGCTTTTCACTGATGTTTCTTTCTGCATCTTCTGCAAAATATTCCTCAGATATTTCTTGTTTTTTCTTATACCTTTTTCTTGCCACTGTTGACAATGATTCCAGAGAAACAAATGTCAGTTCCCTTCCACCACATTCACGCTGCTCTTTCTTTGTAAAAAATTTTTCAGGATTTCTTTTGACTCTTTTCTTCATTGTCTCATAAGAAATACCTTCCAATTCTGCTGCCTCATTAAGTGAAATATAACTTCCTGCCATCTTCTCCCTTCTTTCATGCTGCTATGTCTATTTTCAATATATCTCTTATTGCTTCTAAATACTTTTTTCCGCTTCTCTCACCATGTAAAATTTTATTTAAGTATTGCGGTGTCGTTCCAATTCTTTCTGCAAGTTCTTTTGCTGTCATATTTCTATCAATAAGTCTTTTCTTAATTTGCTTTCCCAGCTCAGAATAACCGGAACTATCTTTTAATTTCAATTTCATCACTTCCTTACATAAATCAATAGATACTAAATCATTATCAACCTATAAATGCACCTTTTTTCTTCATATTTTCTTAAATATATGTTAAAATAATGCTGTAAGAAATTACATCTGTTACCAGCAGATATAATTTTGAAAGGAAGTAACCACATGAAAAAAGTGGTTTCACCACAAAGGGAATCTATTTCCTACAGCATCATTTAACATCAATACTGTTGTTGTTGTTCACCAGTTCATTCCAGTGGACTGGTGTTTCTCTTATCATTAGTAGTTGCAAGACATATCATAAGATTTTGAATTTCACACAGCTGAACAACTGTTTTGATTGTAAAATCCATTAAGATGTGTTATTGTTTTTCTGGTTTAGTTCTAACCCTATAATCATTATATCTTAGATTTCTGAGATTTTCAAGCTTTATTTTAAGATTTCTAAGAATTTTATTCGTTATCTAAGAATAGCATTAGTTATCTAAGAGTAGTTTTGAATTATAGTAGAATGGAGGTATTCATGAATAATATGGTTGGACAAAGAATTAAAAAGCGTAGAAAAGAATTGAATATAACACAAACTCAGATTAAGGAGCAGACTAGCATTTCATCTGGCAATTTAAGTTGCATTGAAAATGGTAAGTATTTACCTTCTGCTGTTGCACTAATAGAGCTATCAAAAGTTTTAAAGTGTTCCATTGACTGGATACTCACAGGAGAACCTTCGATATCTGATAAAGAGCAAATATCAGATATCGAAGAAGTCAAAAATCGTGATGCTCAGGAAGCCAGACTATTATCTTATTATCGTGCAATATCCAAGCCCGAACAAGAAGAATTAATTTCCATTGCTAAGATGAAGTCAGATAAAGAAATGCGGATGACAAATAAATCAAAGAACATAATTTAATTTTGCTCTTTATGGGTTATTTTTTAATCATTTTTTTACTTACAATGGGTTATTTATTATCCTTTCCTGTCCCTTTGAAATAATTATTTTTTTGAAATAAAAATTCCACAAACCCTTGTAAATAGGGCAAAGGGACACCATTTTATAAAATTGTATTTTGTCCCTTTGATATTTTTGCAATTTTGTTAGTAAATTTAGTTTGTGTTATCAGCTATAACGCCCTTGTTTTCAGCATTTTCTAAAAAAATAACGTTTATAAATAACGCGTTACAAATAAAACCAAAGAAGAGATGAAAATCAAACTTTTTACTGTGATTTTCATCTCTTATCTTAATTTTTCTCAAAATATTTGTCATATTGTACTTTTCCATTAAATCGCATTATCCCTTACTATCACGCCATTTCCCACCACTTCCCATTTAATTTCTTGTCTACTCACTTTTGACAACTATCTTGATAACTTACAGTTACTGCTTTTCCATTTTCTATCTGCTTTTTATAAGTACTGCTAAACTGTGCCAGTATGTAAGTCTGATCGGGCAATTCAATTAAATAATACTCTTGATAATATTCCATTGCTTGAATGGAACTATCTGTTACTTCTGGTGCCTTTCTTCCACTGCTTACCATCCTTCCTCTGGAATTTCGCATTTTAGTAATTTTATATGGATCCACCCAAGGATTGAGGCTGTATATTCCAGTAGATACAACTGCCTGTGGTTCCACAGTCATGTATACCGTTCCAACTGCTTCTTCATATTCCATTTCATTGGAAATCCTCATGATATCTTCTCCTGCAACTTTTCCCGTATATGACTTCTGTGGCGCTGCGGCAATCTGAACCGCTGTCACTGGATTGTTGTCTGGTTTTATAATTTTTTCTGGATTTATCCTGCGAAATACCAAAAATGCCGGGATAAGACTTATTGCTACGATTCCTGCTTCTATCACTCGTTTTAAAATTGGATTCATACACATCTACTCCTTATTTGTCTC